CGGCGTGCGCCCGGCTTTGAATCTGTCCTCTGGAATCTTGGTATCTGACAGCGCAGACAGCGACGGGGCCTACACCATCGTCTGGAACCAAGCCCCGACGACCCCGCCCAGCATCACGGTACCCGAGACCATCCGCAGCGGGAAAGGCGCGGTCATCACGTGGGCAGGCAGCACCGACCCCGAAGGAGGCGCAGTCAGCTACGAGCTCGAGCGCAAAATCAATAGCGGCTCGTTCACGCAGGTTTACGCGGGCAGCGCACTCACGTACACGGACACCGGCGTAGGCAGCAGCGCGAACACGGTACAATGGCGTGTCCGGGCGAAGGACAACCTAGGCGCATACAGCAGCTACCTCACGGGCCCGAGCAGAACTGTCGTCCATAATGTAGACCCGACCGTTTCCGGCAGCGACACCAACCTCGGCACCGTCACGAGCCCGCCCTCCGTTTCCTTCACGGTCAACGACGCGGACACCACCGACGAGCTCACCGTAGTAAAGAGCCTCGACGACGTAGAGGTTGACACCATCGAGGACGCCGTCAGAAATCAGACCTACACATTCGCCCTCACGGCCGCGCAGTTCGCAGGCCTCGCGGACGGCCAGCACACGATGAAGGTCACAGTCACCGACAGCGCCGGGAACAGCGCGACCCGCACCACCACATTCACGCGCAGCGTCAGCGGCATCGAGTTCATCGTCGGCCCCATCGAGACCGACGCAAAGGCACAGAAAATCCTCGTCTCGCTCCGCTACTACGCAGCCGACAGCGCCGTAGTCCTTTCCGCCTGCAACAACGCAATGGACGCATCCCCGACGTGGGAGACCGCAACCCCCGGCCTCAAGCACCTGTTCACGAACGCCAGCAAGACGGCCGCGAAGTGGGCCGTAGGCGTCAAGGTCAAAATCACGAAGACCACCGGCTACGACGAAATCTGGTGCCAGCCGCCGTCCGGTTCTTACGTGTAACGAGAGGAGGAGCACGAAATGAACGACATCACCAAGAGCCTCGACTACATCCGAACCCTGCAAAAGCAGGAAAAGGCGCAGGAAAACAGCGACCTATGGGCCGCCATTCTCGCCATCGTTGACGCCCTCGAGGCAGCCAATATCACTGTCCCGGAAATCCACGCGCAGAAAGCGCAAGAAAGCCTTCTGCGGGCCGACGTCATCGGCTCCGGCGACCTTTCCGACGCCCAGCTCGCAGCCGTCGCCACCGTCGGCAACGCCAGAACGTGGAGCGCCGACATGGGGCAAATCTTTAAGAACGAGCCCGTCATCGCCTCGGACGGCAGCACCTACATTTGCACACAGGCACACCTCGCACAGGCAGGATGGGCCCCGGGCACGGAGGGCGGCCGCACCCTGTTCCGACTCATCCGCAGCGAGCCGGAGACCGGCTACCTCGACTTCGCGTGGGGCGAGCACGTTCCGTACGGCAGCGTTCGCCGCGACCCCACGGACAACAAACTCTATACGCCCATCCACCCGGAGGGCATCACCCTCTACGAGCCGCACTACCCGAGCCTTGTTCCTAGCCAATACAAGGAGTACACCGAGAGCGGCAGCGAGACGGGCGGCGAGGACAGCGGCGGCAGCACAGGCGGCGACACTGGCGGCAGCGAAACGACCACATACCCCAAATGGAGCGAGTTGGAAGACGGCCATGTGTTCAACGTGGGCGACTACTTCACGGACTACGCCAAAACTTACCACGTCCTGCGACAGTTCACGAAGCAGGCAAACTGGCGGCCGCCAGCCCTCACAGGCGACTTTTACGAGGAGGTCACCGCGTAAGCGGCGGCCTCCTTTCCGGTTAGAAGGGAGGGAAACGAATGGCACAGAAAATCAAAATCTCCGGCTTCCTGCGCAGCTACGAGGGCCATGCAGTTACGACCAACGGCAAAGCGGCCAGCAGGCCGCCCGCGAGCCAATACGGCTACGTCATGGGCGGCGACGGCCGCACGGCCACCGACGACTACATCCGCGCCCGAGCCAAGAGCAGCTACGGCGACAAGTGGGAGAGCTACTACGAGGACTACAAAAAGTGGGTAGGACACCGCGTGTTCGACTGTAACAGCCTTTCCGAAGTCTACTACCGGGAGCAGACCGGCGCGAGCATCGACACCAAGGCTCGCTACAATTACGCGAACTGGTGCAGCCGCAAGAGCTGCACCAAGAAAGACACCACCCTCGCTGGCCTCCCGCAGCTTCCCGGCGTCGCCCTGTTCAGCGGCCCGAGTGCGGCGGGCATCACCCACGTCGGCTACCTTTGGAAGAAGACCGGCAGCGGCCCCCTCGATTGGCAGGTGCTTGAGGCCAGAGGGAAGGACTACGGCGTAGTCATTACAGACCTCAAACAGCGGCAATGGGGCTGGTGGGGCGTCATGGATAAATATTTTGAGTACGACCTCGCCGCAGACGGGCCAGCAGAGCCCACAGGAGCCCCGGAAAACGCGGCAAAGCCTTTCAACGGCAAATGTTCCGGCAACTCCGTTTATTTCCGTGAGGGGCCCGGAAAGGGCCACAAAGCCCTCGGCATCGTTAGGAAGGGCGAGGAGATTCTCGCACTCCCGGCCGCAGACGGATGGTGTGAAGCGGCCACCGTCATCAAAGGCCGCATCGTAAAAGGCTTCATTTCCTCCAAATACGTAAAGGCAGACGCAACAGACACCGCCTCCACCCGCGCCTACCCGGCGACCTGTTCCGGACAGGACGTCAACATCAGGACGGGCCGGAGCACCGAGCACAGCAGCATCGGCACACTCAACAAGGGAGACCTCTTGATAGCCATGCCGCGAGAGGCCGGATGGTGCAACGCCGCCGCAGTTATAGAGGGGCACATCGCCGTCGGCTACGTCTTTTGCCTCTACGTAAAAAGCCGTTAGGCAGAAAGGAGGAACCCTATGAATGAACTCGCAGTAGTTTCGACCGTCCTCGGCATTCTCGGCACGGTCTGCGCCATCGTTTTCGGCCTCGCCACCTACAAGCGCAACCGAAAGAAGGATGATTCAGACGAGGGCAAGCAGAGCGGCACCGTCTTGACGGAGATAGGCTACATCAAGAGCGGCATCGACGACATCAAGGCAGAGCAGAGGGAACAGAGGAACACAAACACGCAATTCCTTGAGCGCCTCACCGCCGTCGAGGCAAGCGCGAAGCAGGCCCATAAGCGCATCGACCGCATCGAGGAGAACCACAACCACAGAGAGGAGTGACGGGCCGTGTGAAGACCTTTTTGGGGCTCTTTCGCCGGAAGAAGCGCAGGCGCAGGAAAAGCAAGGCCAAAAAGACGGAGTTCTCGAAAAAGCTCGCTGTCTGGGCCTCCTGCATAGCGACTGCGGCCGTTATATCCTCTTACGCGCTGGCGGCCTTTGAGAAGGACGCCGCCTCGGACGTCACAACGACCGTCTTCACGGCCTGCATAGGTTATCTCATCACCTACGCCGGAAAGAGCCTTGGCGAGAAGATGAGCAGGAACAAGCATCACCTCGACGCGGACGGCAACCCCATTCTGGACGAGCCGCCCGCGCCGGACGATGAAATACACACCGACCAATGAAAAGGAGGAATCACCATGACTATTTACGACATCACCCCCATCATCGAGGCTGTAGCGGCCCTCATCGCGGCCCTCATCACTGCTTTCGTCATCCCCTACATCAAAGGGAAGACCACGGCCAACCAGCAGCAGCAAATCAATGCGTGGGTACGCATCGCAGTCACGGCCGCCGAGCAGATTTACACCGGCAGCGGCCGAGGCGCGGAGAAGAAGGAGTACGTCATCAACTGGCTCCGTGAACACGGCATGACCGTGGACGAGAGCAAGCTCGACGCCCTCATTGAAGCAGCAGTTTACGACCTCAACAACGGATTTCTAACCATCGGAGGCATCGCAGAGCCCGCGACAAACGCGGAGAAGTAGAAAGGAGCACCCCGGAATGAGCAACAGCCCTCTCGCGAACTATACCCTCATCAGCCCGAACAAAAACAGCCCGCGTAATCACAAAATCGACACCATCACCATCCATTGTTTCGTTGCGCAGGTAACGGCAAAGCGCGGCTGCGAGGTATTTCAGCCGACAAGCAAGAAAGCGTCCTGCAACTACGTCGTCGGCTACGACGGCAGCATCGGCCTCTGCGTGGACGAGGGCGACCGCTCGTGGTGTACCTCGAGCGGAGTGAACGACCACAGGGCCATCACAATCGAAGTCGCCAGCGACAACAAAGAGCCCTACGCCGTTACCGAGAAAGCCTACGCCGCGATGCTCGACCTCGTGACCGACATCTGCAAGCGGAACGGCATCAAAAAGCTCGTCTGGTCTACGAACAAGAACGAGCGCATAAACCACCTCAACGGCTGCAACATGACCGTCCACCGCGACTACGCGAACAAGAGCTGCCCGGGCACCTACCTCTACAGCAGGCACGGAGAAATCGCCGCCGAGGTCAACAAGCGCCTCGGCGCGACGGACACCGCCAAGCCGGAGCCGGAGGAGCAGGCCAAGACGCTCTACCGCGTGCAGACCGGTGCATTCAAGAACCTTGCCAACGCCAAAACCCAGAGGGACAAGGTCAAGGCCGCAGGCTTCGACACCTACCTCGTACAGAGCGACGGCTACTACAAGGTGCAGGTAGGCGCATTCGCCCAGAAAGCAAACGCGACCGCCTGCGCGGCCAAGCTCAAGGCCGCAGGCTTCCCGACCTACATCACCACAAAGAGCGGAACGCCCGCGTAAGCGAGCGCCCAAAAGGAATAATAGCCCCTGCCTCAACCGGCAGGGGCTATTTTTTCGTTTACGGGAAAACTAATGCCATTTTAATGCCATTGTTCTCACGGTTCCACGTAAAACCATTGAAAATAAAGGCTTTTCGGCATTCCAGACCTTATTCCC